TCTTGCATAGGCACTGTCATCCTAGGGCTTACGGCTAATTCTCCGGCCCCGCCTATCGTCGAGTCAAATTGTTTATTAAGGTCAAAGAACACACCGGTCAAAGCTGGCTCTACATCGATCGGCTCTATCCCCTCACTTGCTATCTTATCAATGGTTTCAACAATTGATGAAATTTTTCTTTTATTTTTTTCAGAAGCGACGCTAAGTGAGAGTTGAATGTCAACCGGAATTTCTGTTTTTTCGATGGTATAGAATTTTCCGCGTTTATCAAATCGCGCACCAATAGAACGGAGTTCTTTGCCGATAGCAGCGCTAAACGATCCGAAAAATTTACCTTCCAAGTACGCGATCTGGCCCGACTCAATAGCGGCAATGATAACCCCGGTCTTAGCATTTAACTTGACCCCCTGTTCTTTAATAACTTTTTTTAATGGGTCAATCAGATATTCGAGCATGGCCTTCTCGATCATGCGCTGGACGGCCTTCGAATATTTACGACGGTCGAAGATGGGCTGGAGTATTTTTCTTTTCATATTCTTTAGAAGCCATTCTCCGAGGATCATTTTGAAATCTATCAATAGACTCTTTCTCTGTCTTTGAAGCCCAAGCATCAGCTCTTTCTTTCTTCTCACTCATCAGCATCGCTTTTTCCTTTCGGCTTATCCTTCTTATCTTCGCCTTCCGCTCCACCTTCTTCATCTCCTGTAAAAACTGGCTCGGGATCACGTAGTCCTTTTCCAACTTCTGTCTCCATTGTTAAAATATCTTCATTCTTTAAGGCTTCGCAATATTCTTGCGGATTCAAAATGCCCTGACTATAAAGAGCGGATAGGCGCTCAAATTTAGCGCTCTTTACATTCTCTGTCTGTTCCGCTGATAAAACACGCAGAGGTTTCCATTCATATTTCAAGTCTTCCGGAACAAAACCCCATATCTTTCGACATACGATTGGAATTAGAATATCAAGAACATCTTCGGCCCTTTCACGCTGTCCTTCAACAAGAGCGTTATAATTCTCAAGATCATCTTCTCCAGACGAGAATGCCTTAGATTGAAGGCCGAATATCTTAGACATAGGCATTCTAACAGCCGCCGCAATGCCAATTCTTATTTGCTCCATCATGTCCGAAAGACCTGCAAATGTCAGCGTCTTCTGCTCATAATCGTCTTCTGAGTCTAGAGTTATCGCATTCAAGAAGTTCTTCATGTTCGCTGCAATCTTTAATCGATTTGCGGTCTTGCCCTGTGCAGCTTGACTTAACATCTGGGAATTGAATCCCTTTATCTTCCAGACATCAACCTTTGCCTCATCAAGAAGTTCGAAAATAACATTTTGTTCCTTAAAGTATGAGTTGACCTCGCGAAGAACGCACTCAATTGAAGACATTCCCCAACCCTGTAAACGCTGCGCCGCTAGACTCGGAGCATCTTCGCCAATAATCCTTGCAACGCGCGATTGATGGATTTTAAGTCCAAGGTTCGCATTCGTGACCATTGTTCCTGGCCAATATGAAAATGTAGTGTTTGGCGAATTAGGAATACCATTCCAAGCAAGTTCCCATCGATCTGCAACTATAAAATCAAGCAATGAATTCTCGTCAATCAAATCAAGATCAAGGGGTTGTTCATAGTCCTGGTCCACATTAATAATAATGCCAGCGCCACCGAACAATCTATCCCAGCGAAGAGCATTCTGCATCTTACGATGAAATTTTAATCTCTTAAGTTCTCGTTCAAGAGTATCAATATCATCTTGATCTACCTCGTCAGACTTAATCTTAAATCCACCACGGAAGGCGTCATACACAGGCTGATCAACAAGAGTACGCAAAGGGCCAAAAAGGGTGTATGAATAAGTTAAAAGAACGCGCTGCAAAGAAATAAGATTATATGAAGCAGAATTAGCCATTTCCCATGGCTGTGAAGCACCGGCTCCGCCACCCATCATAGAACCGGTATCGAATATCCCAGCCATGGGGTTATTGTACGGCTGGAACCCTGAATCATTCTTTCTTGATTTCTTTACAATAACTGCATTCTTCTTTTTAACTGCCATTTCCAGCCTCCGTATATCGACGCATTCCTGATAAGAGCAGGTTAACTTCTTGATAGTTTGGCTGAAGAACAGGAATACTATAGGTCTGCGCGAACTCTTTATTAAGATCATCCTGTGGTCTTAATCCATTGTGATGTGAAATATGCTTAATAGTCATGGGCAAATCAACAATACGTCCTAAATTATCATATAGTTTTCTGATCCAAATATCAGCGCCCCACGTCGGAATTGTTTCGGGGAACACATAGCCAAGGATATCAACGCCCTCTTTACCTAACAATGGAAAACAACAATAATGAGAATATTGTTCAAGCCTGAATTGGGCTAAACAATCCTCAATCCAACCATAAACGATATTTGGTTCATTCTTTAATTTCTCATATGCCAACGTATCCCAGCCTTGCGTCTCAAATAAAGCGTCGTCATTGCATACGATGATCCATCGACCCGTAGCTTGCTTTCCTAGCATTGAATAATAATCGCGCGAAAAGTTCTTAGATCTCGGAACTCTAAATGTACGAACAGACACATAAATATTTTCTTGCGCTTCCATTGTCGCAAAAAACTCATGTGTTATCTCGTCATCTTCGTCGTATGCAATTAAAACTTCAACTCTCTTGGGATCATCGCTTGTTGTTGAGATTGACCTAAGAAGCGGTGCTAACAATGCAATCCGTTTACGTGTTGGAAAGATTATTGAGAAGTCCATTTACCCGCCGGTCCTTGATTGATGGTTAGAATATCTTTATCATCGAAAGGCTCCAGCGCCTTTAGTCGAATTGGGGAGACCGACTTATCAGGATTAAACCAGCAGGACTCTAAGAATGCGCGATCCCAGTCATAACCTTTTCTAAAATCGTAACTATTGCCGTGACATTCGGCGTGATGAACCCATAAGGGTGATTCCATAACTAATTCAACGCTACCGCCATCAGCAAGTCCACGCATTACCACATCATTCTCGCTCTGACCGCAAATGAAATTTCTATCATAGCCGCCCATCTTCAGAAACCATTCGCGATTAATGAAACCAAACGGAGCCATCATCGGGGTGTTATAATTATCGTGAAGCAACCGATGACGAGTACCAATATCTCCACCGTCTTCATAAGGACGTTGAGCCAAAATGAGTTTTGGATTATTGGCAACTTCATAACGATTCCAAATAATGTCTAACGATTTTGGAACTTGTAACTGCGGATGATTATAGTTAGCGTCGTCGGCAGTCCAGCCTATGAGGACGCCGCGCGCGGCTCGGGCTGCCACCTCATAGCACTGACTCGGTTTGCAATTAGATTTTATAAACTTAAAATGATCGGGGAACTCTTCAAATGGTTCATTGGGGCCAACGAATATCACTTCGTAAGGCGTATCATTCCAAACAAGCGAATTAAAGAACCGATTCCAAAATCTAGGTCGTGCCGCCGATGCGATTAATGATATCTTCGGTTCCTTCATACGCCTCCAACATGTAGACGGCCTGGCCGCGGGAGAATCGCAAGGCCCCAATTCCTTGCGAGGATGGAACATAAATGTCAAGGAACGGCCAGGCCGCCCTCCAACGGTTTTACTATAACATGGGATTTGAATGTCAATAAAAAAATTGTTTTATTTTTTACAAGATATCGTATATTGAACATTCGCTCTTGATGTATTTAAACAATGCGTAACGTGCTGCGTCGCAGTTTGAAACGAGGATTCCGTTAGCGTAATAGCTGTGGGTTTTATTTACGGTGAGATTGTAAACGGCGGTTCTTCCAATTGAGCTTTCCACGGCAACCAAACGAACAGGTCTCTGTGTCGGTGTATTTACTCGCCCTAAATGGGGTTTGGCATATAACGCATTTGCGATCAATCCAATCCAATTTCTGATCCCTTCTCCATGCGCTTTTACATGCGTTTGTACAAAATCCGTTCGTATTCCAATTCCTTGTTCTATATGTTTTCCCACATCTTCGGCAGGTGTGATCGAATGGCTTCTTATTCTTCCATCCATCAATTCCGTTTTTCTTATGCCATTCATGCCCCTCTGCGGAAGAGTGCCATTCTTTTGTCTGCTCTCGAATTTCTTCCAAATGCTTGAGTTGTCGCTTCTGAAACTTTGGATCTTCCCAGTGCTTTCGGCTATGGTAGGAGCAATGGTCACTCGCTGAAATAATGGAGAGATTCTCAATTGAATTATTATTTGCATCTTGATCTTTATGATGGACGTGAAAGCCCTTTGGAATCTTTCCATTAACAGATTCCCAAATCGCACGATGGAGATACGTTCTCCCTTGTGCGTTTCCTCCAATTGGCGCCCAATATCTTCCGTCCCAGCGATATCTTTGTCCCTTGAATTCGATGTTTTCCATGTCCTTATCTTATCACAATATCGCAAAGCGTCAATAGCTATCTTTTCTTTTTCTGTATAAATAGGATGGTCTGGCGTACATCGAAGATGTGATCCATCTGAGAAATAATAATCTTTAACCACGGCGTTTTCTTGTGATAACGCGCTCTTTAATACTTCTTGCGAGCCTTCTGGAGTCATCACAAATTCACCGGCAATAACAGATTCTATATTCTTCTCAGTCATGTCGCCCATCAATATCTTTGTCCCGGCAACGAAGCAGGCGTGATTTGCCTTGTCAACTGGGATGGGGAGGATATCTCCTGTAATTGTATCTTCTTTCCACCTATAGTTAGAGAAATCGGATATAGAGCCTTTGCATCTTGGATTAATCACTATCCTCTTGAATGAACGTAAGAACTGGATTCCATCCTCAACACTATCTTTTCCCTTCTCAGCGCCGTCAATAATAAAGCCTTGATTCTTCATGAAGCTTATCGTATCCGGCCTTGAGCAGTCCGCATGAATCTGCCACATTCTTGCCCCTGGCACTGTATCAAATCCAGCCGCTAGTTCTGTTATCTCAACCCCATGCCCATAGAACTCATGATCAATATAAAGATCCTTGTCTTTTACAAATGCGCGAATAAGGCAAGTAGGATCTTCTGCGAATCCCCAGTCTGCTCCATATAAAAAGGTAACGTCGTCTGGGGTTATAAAATCCTCAATAAAATATTTGTTCTTAAAAATAAGGGCCTGGGCATATCTCTTTGGCTTTCCCATCCAAATATGTTCAT